CTCACGGCGTTGGGCAGCCTGGCGTCAAGCGCCGGGCGCCAGAACGGGTACGCCGGCACGTGGCCGACGACCTTCCCGTTCTTCACGAGCGCATGGCCGTACTCGACCAGGTGGGCATGCGGTGCCTTCTTGCGGGCCACGGCAACGATGATAGGAGCGGGCTGTAGTCCGAACCCGAGACGGCTCAATTTCCGGGTCCGGATCGACTTTTTGAGCCTGCCGGTCGGACCGCGATGGGCACGAGAAATGGCCTCCTTGCGGATGACCTGGGCGCCCCTCCTCAGAATCCGCTCGACGTCGTCCGGGCGCAGGGACTTTGCCATCCGCTCAATGCTCTGCATGGTCTCCTCGAGGCCCTCAACCTCGACATTGAACTCCATCACGCCACCTCCCGGCACGTACCCGCATGAATTCGTCTATGGTCTTCGCGCCCTTTGATGAATTACAGGATTGGCATGCCGGAACGATATTGCTAATGTCATCGCTCCCGCCGCGCGAAATGGGAAGAGCGTGGTCGCGCGTCGCGGTTCTGACTTCCTCGCTGCACTCTGGACAGTATTTCTGCGTAGTGCCTCTTCTTTCGGTCTCAGTCCCACATCGAGTACACGTCATTGTGGGCATCATTTGAGGCACCGGCACATGAGTTCCAGTTCGCGCCGTCGGCCGGTCGGGTCCAGCACGGCCAGGATATCGAACGTCCTCGAGCCGAGCACTGCCCGCATGTCCGCCCGGAGCCCGGCCCGGTACTGGCGCAGACGGATCCGGGTTGTGACCTCGGTGCTTTCCTTCTGCGCAGCGAGGAATTCCTGGCCACGCAGGTCCTCAACGGAGGCCCACACTGTGGCGATGTCGACCCAGGTGACGACCTCCGCACCCGTCGCGGAACGGGTCACTGTTCTGGCCTGCAGCGTGACGCGGTGGCGGTATCGTCCAATCATCAGACCGGCACCACCCTATCCAGCGACAGCAACGCCTTGACCGTAAACGGGACTTCCAGCGCGGAAATGCTCCTGTACTCGGACACCTGTACCGCCTGCCGGTTCTCGTAGAGATGGCCAATCAGTAGCAGCATGGCCTGCCGGACCCGCTCGGGGACGTTACTGGCTGCGTCGCCGTAGCCCGCCGTGAACTCAACCAGCACCCCGTTGACCGGTCGCAGGGTTGCCGTCGGCCAGACCCCGGAGTAGGCCAGGGCCACGCGCCCGGGCTCGGATTTCGTGTCCGCGAAGTAGTCGTCTGAGTCGATCGTGTACTCGGTGTCATCGGTGCCGTAGTATTTGACCGCTTCCACCGACTGCAGGGGTGGAAGCGGAATACGGATGTAGTCCTCGTCAGGCCAATCATCGAGCCAGAGTTCCCACTCCTGCGTGATGTAGGCCCGGTTCTGGTAATCCTCGCAGTACTGGCGTGCCACGGTGATCAGTGCCGTCAACAGGTCGTCCTCGGCGCTGTAGGGCTGGAATTTAAGCACGTCCACGCCGAACTCACAGGCCGCCCCGGCCACGGTGGCGACTACGCGGATGTACTGCTTGGTACCGGTATAGGCGAGCTCCTGGACCGCGTTGTCATTGGCTGTCGTGACCTGGGTAAACGCGCCGCCCGACCAGTCGGTGTACGTCACGTCATCGTCGGATTCCTGAATCTTGGCGTCCACCGTCCCGCCAGCGCCGTTGGTACCGGCGTTGAGGTTGACGACAGCGTTGTAGCCCAGCACGTCAACCCCCTTGCCCTCCAGCGAATAGGATGCAGCGATGTCATGGGGCCCGGGAGCGATGGTCTGCACTGTCGTGATGTTGTCAGCAACACTGCCGGAATCGAGGCGGAGGTGGGTCTTGACGGTCGCAAGGTCCAATGGTTCGATGGACGGTGCAGTTGCGATTGTGAGAGCCATCACCTACTCACCCCGCCTTGCGTCGATAATCGCCTGCACCAGTTCCGCCTTCACGGCGCGCGATGGCAGGTCAAGCCCGAAATCCTCGGCCATTGCCCGGAGCTCCCTATTCGTGTGCTGGCGGAGTTCGTCCGGGCCGGGCAATTCCTCTTTTCGCAGAAACTCGGCGTGTCCGCGGGAGACGAGCACGGCCGCCCGGGCCCTGTCGACCAGGAGCACAACGCCGGGGGTGTACTTGCCGTTGGGACCGGTCGTGAGCATCCTGACTGTCACGTGCTCCAACTCACTCACCCCTAGCGGATAAACAGGTAGGCTGTGCCGGATTTGGTGTCGCCGGCACCGCTCACGTTGATGGTCAGTGTATCGTTGGCCACGCAGCCGAGGGTCTCTCGTGCGGTCACGTACTCGGTGCTGGCATTCGAGCGATTCGCGCCCTGGCCCGCCAGTACGTCGAGGTCGTCCTCGTCGGTGATCGTGATGTCGTATTGGTCGCTGGGCTGGTCGTCGCCGGTATCCGGTACGGTCGCGAGCCCCAGGATCTCGCCCGAATAGGGCTTCTCCGTGGTCTCGCTGGCCGTGCCATCAGCCGCGCTCGTCCAGCTGAACACGATTTTGCGTACGGTCCCAACAATCTCCTCAGATACAGACAAGGTCAATCACCTCAAATCGGGTAGGAGGGCGGGGCGAACCGCCCTCCCCAGTTCAGTCCTCGTCCACAAAGCGCTCGTACAGGTCCATGTGCTGGAGGGTCAGCAGGTTCCTTGCGCTCAGATCCCGCAGCCGGTCGGCGATGATCTTGCGGGCCTTGGGCCCGATTTCAATCTTCTTCGGTTCGTCGGCCTCGCGCTTCCAGTGGATGGCCCCGCCGTCCTCCATCCTGAGCTCCAGGGCCGCATGCTCCTCCTCGGAGAACGACAGCTCGCCGAGCAGGTCGCGAACAATACGCAGGGTGGCGAAGTTCGACTGCATGGGCTTCAGGATGTTGCCGAGCAGGAGGCGTTCATAGACTGAGAGTTCCATCATGCAGCGTCACTTACCATGAGGTAGTAGGTGTTGCCGTCGGGGCCCTTGATGCGGAGCACGTGGCTGACGGCAGCCGCACTCTGCGCCTGCATCATGTTCCCCGAGGCGATCGAGCCGCCGGAGATGCTCATCAGGAACGCGCTATCCTCGATGTCCTGCAGGCCCGTTGCGTCACCGGCGTTGACCACGCGGATGAAGGAGAGCTCCGTCCCCGCAAATGCGGAACTGGAACCGTCAGACCAGATTTCGGCCTGCAGGGCGGCGTAGGTGCCCCCACCGAGCGAGGCGTCGGGGATGTGCAGCGTACTGCGCGTGGCCACACCGAGCCCGGTAATCGAGCCCGAGTCACCAAAGTTGAGCGAGAGATGCGCGCCGTGCGCCGTGGCACCCGCGACGTCATCGACACTCGTGAACGAGCGAAGCGATTCACCCCCGCCTCCTGCACCCGTGATGTAGAGGCGGTTATAGATACCGCGGCTATCACCCGAGGTGGCCCCGTTGTCGAAGTAGAGCGAGATGAACTTCATGTTGGCTGTGTCTTCCACGACGGGTGAACCCGAGGTGCCGGCCTTCAGCACACCGCCGTCGGTGTTAGCCGCGGCGATGGTGGCATTGGAGAGGTCCAGACGGGCGTCACCGTGCAGCTGCAGTGCCTTGTTCCCCACGTCGAACGACAGGTAGTCTGTCGCGGCGCCGAGGTAGACGTTGACGTCCATGTCCTTGGTGCCGTTGCCAAACTTGAAGATGCCGGTGTCGTCGGCGGCCGGGAGGACCACCAGGTTCGACCCGTCCCACGTGATGGACACGTCACCGCCGGTGGCGTCACCAAACTTCAGGTAGTCCGAGTCACCGAGCTGGATGTCGGCCTTGTCGAGCACGAGCTGGTCAGCGGACTCGTCCCAGAGCATGAAGGCTCCCGAGGTCGCGCCGAAAAACTTCACATCCAGGCCATCATCGTCAACGCCGAAGTGTAGCTGGGCGCCGTTACCGGCCACCGCCTCGTAGAAAACGAGGTTGCCGCTGGACCACTTCGACTTAACATTGGCTACTGGCATTTCATCCACTCCTGCGGTACGGCTGTCGAGCCGTTTAGCGCCCGCTGCGCATGAAAGATGGAGGGGCCTCACCTGGAGGCCCCCGTCAGTGTCACTTCAGTTGGCTGCTAGTCAGCGATGTAGCCAGGGCGGTTGGCCGGGTCACCGCGGAACTTCGGCTGTACCAGGTAGAACAGGTAGCCGGGCTGGGCGTTGTTGCCGACATCGGCCACGGTCGCCCGGAGGCAGTCAAACCCGTTCTCGACGTCGAGGTCGTTCGGGTCAATCTCGACCACCCAGATCAGGGCCTGCTCCGCCGCCTCGTCGTCGGTATATTCCTCGTCTGCTGTCTGAGTTGCATGCGTCCACGCCGTGGTTGACGCCAGCGAGGTGGCAGCCTGCTTGACGTAGATGTTTTCAAAATTGAGATTCTTGACGCCGGTGCCGCTGACATCCGTCGCCTGCTGCAGCTTTAGCGTCGGGTCGTCGCCGGCAGTGCCGACGCCGCTGACGAACACGATGGCCACGCGCTGCGCGTTCTTCAGGCTGATGTAGTCACCACTATTGGCGCCGTCGGACAGGTCAACCGCTGGAAAACCCTCAACGATGTCGACGAGGTTCCCCAGAATAAAAGCCTTGGACATTCTTCTCATCCCTCCTGGGAGTTACGTGTAGAGGGGGCCCGAGGGCCCCCGTGGTTACGATTACGTGCGCTCGGCCAGGGTCACGTACGGGCTCAGGGTGTTCGAGCCGTTGGCGGGCGTCAGGGCGCTCGTCCAGAAGGGCTGGCCGTTCACCCGGTACATGAACCGGAAGACGCTCTCCGCGTAAATGAACCGCACGTGGACCGACTCGGCCATCTCGATGTCGTCCTTGTCAATCAGGACGTACTGCGAGAGGTCGACGAGGATGATGTCGCCCTTGTCGCCGAGCGTCTTTGCCTGCTCGACCGCCAGGACATCTCGGCCCTTGATGCGCATGACGCCCTCGGGGCTGTAGGTGATGAACCGTGGCTCGAGGGCCGCCGTGCCGGCCACGATGGCGAGCTCGTCGAGCTGCGGCTCAACGTCCTGGTTAATGAGCCACATCGCGTTGCGGCGGCTACGGGTCCAGAGCCTCGCCCACATCTTCGACAGGTTCGTAGTCTTGATGGTATCGGCAGCCTGGCCGTCCTCCTTGGCGACCTCGACCAGTGCAGCCGCATTCAGGACACCGAGCGGCTGACCCGCACCGGTACCGTTGATAATCGCGTCGTCCAGCATCCAGGCGATCTCCTCGGAGAAGGCCTGCTCAATGATTGCGCCGAGCTGGGTGGCGTCCCGCAGCATTTCTCGGGTCGCGTAGCACAGCGCCATCAGGTCCTCGAGCGGCAGATCCAGGCGCTTGAACTTGGGCTTCGAGGCATCGACCGTGGCGCCCTCGCCGCGCCAGTAGGCCTGCACGCCACCCCAGCGGGAGCCTGTAGCCCGGCTGGTCTCGTCGACCACGTTGACGCTAAGGCCGTCCGAGTTCTCGCCAATGGGTACCTGCCGGCAGAGCGGGGCGAGCAGGCTCTCCTCGTAGCCGCGGCTGATGATCTCGGTGGCCACGGTCCGCTCCACTAGGAAGCCGCCCTCGGCGGGAGTGTGGCCCACACCGGTAGCCGCGGCCTGGTACCTGAGCCGCGGATCCCAGTCGCTGGGCTCGACGCCTGGCTCCGCCGCGGCCCGCACCGCCATCAGGAAGTGCCCGAAGGACTCCCAGGGCTTCTTTGCGGCACGGTTGGCGCCGACGCTGACGCGCAGTGGCTGGTTGACCGGGGTCTCCAGGTTCTGGCGGCTGTTCTCCACCTTCACGGCGGCCTCAATGGACTTCTCAAGGCCGTCAATTTCGTCCTGTAGTGCGTTGAACCGCTCCACTTCGTCGTCGGTCATGGGCCGGTTCTCTTCCGTGGCCGCTGTGACGATTTGCTCCTGCTCGGCGACCCTGGCCGCCAGGAGCTGCTCAAATGTCTTCACTTGTGCTCCTCCTCATTCGATTCTTGTTCACCTGCACCCGCGCGGCATATACAGAGAGCAGGCCCGTGTCGGCCTGCTCGGGGGTGGTTGTGGTTGCTGGTTGCCCACCGCTCTCTTGCTCGGGGGGCTCTTCTGGCTCCTCACTGCCCCCGTTCGAAGCGATGACTTCCTGGAGTACCTCGACCGGCACATCGAACCACCGGGCCACGTCCTCGACAGTAATCGCAC